TGCTCCGACAGTGACGATGTCGTGTTGCGAAACGACCACCGAAGCTGCAACGACAACGACCGAAGCCGAGACGACGACCGAGGAGGCATCGAGCACAACCGAGGAGGCCAGTTCGACTACGGAGGCGGCAACCACAACGACGGAAGCTGAGACGACAACTGAAGAAGCCAGCAGCACGACCGAGGAAGCGTCGAGCACCACTGAAGCAGCGACGACCACCACTGAAGCCGAGACCACGACCGAGGAGGCCAGTTCGACCACTGAAGAGGCCAGTTCGACCACCGAAGCGGCGACTACAACCACCGAGGCCGCGACGACAACGCCGGGCGCGCAGCAGTTCTGCGTCGCGGACGCGGGGACGGCCGCGGTTAACGGGACGTATACCGACAGCGGCGAGACGTTCAACAGCAAGCCCTACTACACGATGGGGGGCTACTACTTGTACGCGGTGGTCTCCGGCGGCGCTAACTGGGCGATCAATGACTCGCTCATGGACGATCTTGTGAAAACACTTTATTCCGGTCCGGCAACCACGACCACGCCAGACGATGGTTCGTGGAGCGCTGTCATGGGTGGCGCGCCTGCCCCGACGGTCGCAGACGGAGCGTGTGCATGACGATCACGGTATCGACGATTACCGTATCACCCTTGGAACGCGGCCGAACGTGGGCGGAAGCGCTCGCGTTCGCCGCGACCACGCCGTCAGACAACAGCCAACACGTTCAAACGCTTTACGACCTGGCGCGAGCGATCCGCCCGGCGCTGGCCGTGGAGATCGGTGTCGGTTTCGGATGGTTCACGACGGCGATCCTGGCCGCGCTTGAAGGCACGGATGGGAAACTGCTATCCGTGGATCGTGTCGAGTATCCCGAGACGCGGCGCGCGTTGGCGTGCGACTGGTGGGAGTACATCATCGAGGATTCCGAGCGGTTCGCGCGATCCTGGCAAGGCGAGATTGACCTGCTCGTATTCGACCATTCGCATATCCATCCGTCGCACACGACGTATCCGCTTGGGTTGCTTGCGCCGTCGATATCGGAGAGCGGTGCGGTTGTAGTTCACGGAACGGCAAGTCATCCGGAGTTGGGCGCGGCGCTGCGCGCATGGGCGGCCGGTGCGTGGGCGATTGAGGAACACGCGGACAACGGAGGCCTGGCGATTCTGCGGAGGCGGACGTGATCGACCTGACGAAAATAACGCCTGCATTCCTTTCGGTATGGGGCGAGACGATCCACTACATTGCCGTCTCGGGCGGTTCGACCACCAGCGGTGGCGGCCGCGAGATATTGGCCGTCGTGGATCGTCAGCCCTATGCAGGCATTCCAGAGACGCCGGGCGTGTTGCGGCCGCTGATGTTCGTAACGGTGCAAAACGCAGCGACGGCTGTTGACGACGATGAAATGGGCGGCATCAGTCTGGACGAACTCGACGTGGGTTCCGACATTCTGATGATCCCGCGCAAAACGGGCGGTAGCGAAGAGGCGTTCCACGTGTCCCGGATCGTGACGCAAGACGAAGGCATGATCCAGATGGAGATTCGGTAATGGCCTGGGTAGCGTACGACGTATCGACGATGTTCACGGTCAAGCCCGATGAAAAGGAACTTGCCGAAATCGAACGTACGCTCGGAGGCATTCCGGGCGCGTTGGAGCGTGTAACGTATCGCGCGATCAATACCGCGCTCGGCAAAATGCGCAGCCTGACGACGAAGGCGGCGGCGAAATATCTGGGTCTGAAACAGAAGATCGTAAAAAAGCGCGTCTGGATGAAACGCGCGAATCGGAAGCATCTCTACGGACAGGTCAAGGCGGGGCGCGTCGGCTGGCCGTACATCGACTTCGATCCGACGCAGACAGGCAAAGCGCCGAAACCGGGCGGCGGCGTGACAGTGCCCGCGTTCGGTTTGTCGATTCCCCATGCGTTTCTCGCCACGATGCCGTCGGGGCATACCGGCGTGTTTCTGCGTGCGAAGTATATGCAGGGACTCGTCGGCAAGCGCACCCGACGCGGGCGCGTATTGCCGACGGCGATCGTTGAACAACGGTCCGAAGCGGTGTCCGAAGCGATCGAATCGCTCGCCGTTGCGCCTGAGATCGTGCGCGTCGGCGGTGAAGTGTTGGAAAAGCGGTTGCTCGTGGAGATGGATTTGATTTTGAGCGGCAAGCGGAAATGACGACGGCAACCGTAGACTGGCAGGCGGAGACACTTGAAGCAAGGGAACTAGTCATGCCCGAATGCGCCATTGGAGCGAGACACACAGCAGAGATCGACAGCCTCCAGCGAGAAATGGCAGGTGTGCATCCTCGTATCAATCGGGAGGTGCAATCATTGAACGCGCGATTGGACAGGGTGTTCGGCCGGTTGCCGGCGTGGGCGACGTTGCTGATGACGTTCATGGGTGGGATTATCGGGGCTCTGTTGAAGGCGATTTTCTAGCGCGGATGTGACGCGGGCGGAACGCGGACAGTAATACGGACGGAAGAACATGGCGACTCCGATCATCGAAACCATCGCAGCGGCGATCAAGACGGCGCTTGACGAGCTCGTAACGTCAGGCGATGCGTCGTCGTGCGCGCGCCCCGTGCGCGTGGGCTCGCCGGCAAGCCCGGCGGACAAATCGATCCTGCTCTATCAGGAAGATCCCGCGCTCGATGAAGAAGGGCCGATGGGGTTTCTTCAGTGGATGCAGCCGTTTCTCGTGTTCTGTTTCGTGAAGCCTTCGGACACGGCGACGGCGGCGGTGGACACGGCGATCAATGCGCTGCGGTCGGCGGTGGAAAAGAAAATCCGCGAAACGCCGACGTGGGGCGGCTACGCAATCGATACGAGAATCCAGCCGCCGACGTCGTTCGCCGAACAGTCCGGCGCGTATGCCGGCGCGATCGTGACGTTCATCGTGCTGTATCGAACGCTTGAGGACGATCCTTATTCGCAGTCGTAACGCGGTAACGCGGCAACGCGGTAACGCCAGAAGGAGATAAAAACATGACGGCCCCACTACTTTCCCGGGTGCGCACGATCGCCGCGAAAATCGAAACGACGCCGGGAACCGCAATCGCGGTGACGGCGGACAACGCCGCGTTCAACGTGTTCGATCCGAAAATCCAGCAGACGTTTGAAATGGCCGAACGCCTGGAGCAAGGCGGATTCGGCCGTCTGCCAAGTTCGCCTGGCGGTCGTCTCGGGCAGTTGACGTTTTCGCTTGAACTGACCGCGCCGAGCGCGCAGCCCGCCTGGGCGGCGGCGTTCCTGCCCGCGTGCGGCATGGGCTATACCGGCGGTGTATACGTGCTCGATGCGCTCCCCGTGGAGGCTGTCGGCTCGACGCAGGAAACGCTGTCAATCTACATCTATGAGAACGGCCTGCGTAAGGGCATCTGCGGCGCGCAGGGGAACGTGAAGTTTACCATGACCGCGGGCAAGCGGGCTATGGCCGAGTTCACGTTTACCGGCAAGTGGATCGCGCCGACGGACGTCGCGATTCTGACTCCGACGTATCCGACCGATCCGCCTCTGCGGTTCGAGACGTCGGCGCTGACAATCGGGGCGTGGAGTCCGGCGGTGCAGGAACTGACGCTGGACCTCGGGAACCAGGTGTACATGAGAGAGGACTCGACGCAGGATAGCGGATACTCGTACGCTGTGATTGCGAATCGCGGCGTTACGGGCACGATGAATCCCGAGGCCGGATTGGTTGCCACGAAAGACGTTTACGGCGATTTTCTCGCATCGACGGAAGCTGCGCTGTCGTTCATCTGCCGATCGGCGAACGACTCCGCGACGTTCGCCGCCGGCGGATTGCAGTTCATCAATCCGCAGGAAGGCGACCGGAACGGCGTTCAGACGGACGAAATCGCGTTCCAACTGAATGACGACGACCTCCAGGTGACGTTCGACACGTCGGCGTCAACGACCATCGCTCCGTAACAGTTTGTCAGGGGAAAACAATGCTCGCGCTCGATCCATGCGAAACTTTCGATGTGCCGTTCGGCGGCGCTGTGTTCACGTTCCGATATCTTTCGTTTCGAGAGTTCCGGCGCGTCGGGCGCCTATATGACTCGAACGCGGACCGGCCGTTCGATGCGGTGCTTGATGATCTGCTCGACGCGATTCAAACGAATCTGGTCGGATGGTCGGGCGTCACCGCCCGCGATGGAAAGCCGATACCGTTTTCGTTGGATCGGCTTGAGGATGTCGTGACGATGTCCGAAGCGTGGGATTTGCTCGGCCAGTCGCGTGCGCAATCGCGGCTGTCGGTGACGGAAAAAAACGTATCCGCGTCGGCGTCGCTCACCAATACGGGCGCGTCTGCCGACAGTGCAATCCCGGCAGATGCGCCGCGTTCGGAAAAGAACGGCCAACACCCGGACAGCCCGCAATCTTCGAGTGCGCCGGTTGCGACGGCGGCGGATGCGATGATTGCGACGGAAGGGGGACGTTAAGGCTTGAAACGTGTCCGAACGAATACGCAGGCGACGACGTATGGACGGCGATTGAATCGGCGGAACTGTTCGAGAAAGGACTCGCTCCGATTGGAGGCGGAACGCTTGACCAGGCGGCGAAGTTCATCGCAGCGGCGCGGTTCATCTGGGGCGAACAGGCACACTGGCGCGCGGTGCTCGGAATCGAGAGGTAGATAAGTAATGGCTGAGAATCGAGAGAATAGGTAATGGCTGAGAGTCGAGAGAGGTAGTAATGGCTGAGAGTCGAGAGAGGTAGTAATGGCTGAGAAATCGCTAACGATGGTAATTAGGGCGCGTGATGAAGCGTCGCAGAAGATGCGCGATATGGCTGCGAACGTGCGGCAGACGGCCATGCGCGCGATCGGCCCGTTTATCGCTGTTGGTGCGCTACTCGGAACCGCAGCGAAGGCGGCGGCATCATCGGTCGAAATGGCAAGCGCAGCGCAAGCGCGGGCAGCGGCCCAAGCCAAGGGCGACATTACCGGAATGCTCGAAGCTCAGGTCAAGGTGAACGAAGCCGTGGGGCAGTTCGGCGCGTCTATTCCTATCGTCGGCAGCGCGGTCAAGCGGCTGCTGGATTACTGGAATAATACGGAGGGCATTCAGAAACAAATCGCCGCGATTAAGGAGATGGAGGCCGCGATCAAGCGCTACCACGAAGAAGCGCGGCGATTGATGCGAGAGACGGCGATTCTCGAAGCAAAAAACCGAGAGGCGACGGCAGGCGAACTCGCGGAAATCGAACTGCAGTTTTTGCGACAGAACGAAGCCGAAAAACAGAAAGTCCGCGAAGAGGATTTGATGAAAGCGCGGCAGGCGCTGGCGGCCGCCGGTGCAGAATATGCAAAATCGAAGCAAATGTACGTTGAAAATCTCGAAGGTGGCGGAATCGATGTTGAGTATTATCGTCAGCAATCAGAACGGCTTGGTGCTGTCTACGAGGGTATGAAAAAAGACTACATCGCTCTGTCTGATGCGAAACAAAAGCTCGACGATGAGACGGCGAAAAATCTGGTTGCCAAGCAAGCAGAGGCAGAGAAAACCACAGTTGACGAAACCATTAAAAATGAAAAGACGAAGAGTGATGCGATAAAAAAATCTGAAAACGAAAAAGCCGCCGCCCAGCGCCGCGCGCTCGCCGACGCGCTGCGGATCGCCGAGGAGGAGCGTCGTGCGGCAGAGGCGACGGCTAACGATCGCCGCCGGCTCGAACGCATGATTTACGATACGACAGCCAGCGCACGCGATAAGGAACTGATGGACCTGGACGATTACTTGACCGACATGCAGAGGAAATACGAAACCAATCAAGAGATGCTTGAATTGATTTCCAACGCGGGAGCAGCGCGCCGCGATGAAATCGACACGCGATACGCAAAAGACGCGGCGGCCAAGGAACGTAAAGTCAGCCGCGACGTACAGGCGACAACGTCGCGGTTTCTGAGTTATGCGGGGGAACGAGAGAAACCGTCATGGGTGCGGGATGTGACGGACGTAAGCGCGAAAGGCAGTAGTCAGATTGTCGCTAAACTTGACGCGCTCCCCACGGCGATCGGCAAGGCGATCGCGGGACAGTTTCAGGTGATGAATTGATTTTTCGGTTCGGTTCGGTGTGCTGTTTGACTGAGAGACCAGAATGGCGCTCGTAAACATTCAAGAAACCTGGAGCGGTGACGTCTACGAGACGCATATGGTCGAAGGCGTGCTCCAGGAGGACGCATCCCCCGCGCGCGCGTGGACGGTGCTGATGGACTCGGCGTCCGATACATCGTACGACGCGGCGACGGCGGCGAGTATTCCCGATATCGGTGATGCGCATCCGGACGCGACGGACGCGGTGTGCGCGTCGAAGTCGTGTCGGCATATCGGCCCGTATCTGTACGAAGTTACGTGCAATTACGAAGGTCTTGAAAATCCGTTGACCGCGCCGTACGAACGCTCCACAGAGGCGGCCGAAACGACGGAGGCGATTGACAAGGACGTGGATGGGAACGCAATTCGCAATCCCGTCGGCGATCCGATTGTCGGACTGACGAAGGATTTCGCCGATATCGTGATGGTGATTACGCGCAACGAAGGGTTAGACCCGACGGCCACGGAAGGCGCCTACACCAACACCGTGAACGACGCCGCGTGGAACGGCTTTGACGCTGGTACGTGCCGGATGCGGTCGATCACGCATCAGAGGGTGATTATTCCGGGCTCGTATTACTATCGCACGACGTATCGGATTCAGTATCGTGTTGACGGATGGAACGTCCGGACGCTCTGCGAAGGGCTGCGGTATTTCGACGCGGGCGGGAATATCATTAATGCGACGGATTACGACGGCAATCCGGTGACGCAGCCGGTGAAGCTTGCCGCTGACGGGACGTTATTGGGTGCGAATCCTGATGTTTGGCTTGAGTTCACGATTTACCCCGAGTCGAATTTTACAACGCTGGCGTTGTTGTGATGTAGAGATAGCGTCCTTGGGGGTGTGGAGAATAGAGCATGGCCTCCGGCCCCGTAGTATTCAGTCCAGACGCAGCGCGACAGATGCGCGACCTCGTTCGCGCGCGTGCGTACGCGAATCGCCGCGCGCCGATGATCCGGCCGGACCAACAGGTCCGCGCGATGGAGGATACCGTTGCGATTCGGAACGATAGCGGTACGACGATACCTCAGTACGGAATCGTCTGGCTGGTAGAACGCGATTCGGCGGGGGCGTATTGGAGCGCAGAGCAGATTGACTATCCGGCGGTTACGTCGATTGGGATCGCGACAGCCGAAATCGCCGCCGCTGGCTACGGGCGCGCGTGGGTACGGGGCGAGCATCCGGTGTTGTGTTCGGATTATGCGTCCGTGGTTCTGATGTCTCGGCTATCGACGCAGGCGGCGTCGTTTTACGCGACGGCGGCCGCGTTGGGATTACTCCTGATGGTAGGCGATCACGCGCAACCGGGCGGGCTTCCCGCCGGCGTGGGGCTCGTGCGGGTGCGCATTGATAACGGAAGGCCGATCTAATGGCAATCGTCTGGATAAACGAGAGTAACGAAGAGGTCGTGCCGGGCGTTATCAAACTGGCGGCGTCTCTGACGCTGACGGCTCTCGGCGACGGCGTATATGAGTTGGCGGGCGTGGGGGGCGGAGAGACGACCACGGGGGGCGAGGTGACGACTGAAGCGCCGCCGGCGACGACGACCGCAGAGGAAACCACGGCCGAGGAAACGACCGCTGAGGAAACGACAGCCGAGGAAACCACCGCTGAGGAAACGACAGCCGAGGAAACCACCGCTGAGGAAACGACAGCCGAGGAAACCACCGCTGAGGAAACGACAGCCGAGG